AATTGTTTCGCATAGTCTTCTAATGGCACGCCTAATCTTTTAGCAATTGCTACCTGTGATGGCGAGAGTCTCACAGTTTTTTTGCGTCCTGTTGTTGAGCTTGAACGTCTAGCTGAAGCTACATTTTGAGCAGGCTTTGCTCTTTCTGTAGTTGTTCCATCTATCTTATCAAACTTATGCGGAAATTCAAGTCTTATTCTTGAGTCAACTTCCTTATAATATTCGTCAGATTGTGGATCATATCCCTCTTCTTCTACCAATTTTTTATGAAGATCAAAAGCAGTATGAGTCATTGCTGAATCACTGCCAAACCAAGTGTTTTTACTAGCCCAATCCTCAGCTTTAGGGTCAGATTGTGCTCTTCTAGGTATAGGAGCTTGATAAGGCTGTTCTACAACTCTTTGTTTTGGTTGCTCTTCATTAAGTTTTTTTAATGCTCCTAATCTTGATGCGTCTTGTGCAAGTTTAGCAATTTGTTCTTGGGCTGCAACTTGACCATCTACATCACCAGCTTCAATAGATGCTTTTAATGATTGTCTTGCGGCATCCATATTTGTAGTGACTCTTGATTCAAACTCATTAACATAAGATTGGTCTAAAGTAGAAAGTTTTTTTTCTAATCTATCTTTATCCATTTTAGCAGCTTGAGCAAATTGAACAGCTTCTTCTCTTTGTCTTTCTGCTTCTCTCATTTTACGAGTTAATTTAGAAATACGTTTTTGAACGCTATCACTATANTCTTGTAACTCATCTTCTGGTTTTTCTTTTTTAAGTTTAACCTGTTTCTCATTTTCATAAGTTTTATCTTCAGGTANTTGTTCAACTTCTATTTTTTCTTCTANAGGAGCTTCAACTTTTTCAGGTTCTCCTTTGTCATCTAAATTAATATCAGCACCTACTGTTTCGCCAACATCAATTAAGTCTTCTGATTGTTTTATATCTTCTGGCATAGTTTCCTTCCTATGTGGTTAAATAAAATGAAGAAGAGATTCGGGATCTTTTACAGTTCCTATCACTTCATCATCGTTTAGTATTCTCACTTCTCCACCTTCAATAGGTAATCTTGATCCTGCATATCTTGCAAAAATTACCCATTCTCCTTTTTTACACCAAGGCTCTTCAAACTTATCTTTGTCTTTATAAGCTAATGGTCCCATTTTTAAAACATATCCACAAGTCGTAGCAATTCTTGCTTTGTCTAAAGTTTCTTGTGAAAATATAATTCCTCCTTCAGATTTATTCTTAGGAGTAAATGGTAAAACTAAAATTCTATATCCTGCTGGTTGTGGTAATTCATCAACAGTATCTGTTCCAATATTTTCTGGAGTTAAAGGTTCTGGTTCTGGAGGTAATCTTTTTTCTTCTTCTTTGTATTTTTCTTCAAGCGCCAGTTTAATTTTTGGTGCTTCCTTCTCCGATGTCGATAACGTTTCCTTGCTCATCTTGTTGCTCCTTAGGTTTTAGCAGGTTAGAGATATCCTGTAGTGTTAATTGTATGGCATGTGCCTGTCCTATTAAATACTTGTATTTTTCCATATTGTCAACCCCTCCGGCTAATATAGAATCTCCAATATTTTGTAGTCTTTCTTTTAAAAGTTTTTGTGTCTTACTTACTATTGTCATGTCGTCCATTACTCTTCTCCTTGTTGTTCTCGAAAATCTTCCAGCACTTTAAGTTTTTCTTCTGCTGCTGCAATTTTTTCAAATTGTTTATCTACTTCATCAATGTGTTGTGGATGTTCTCCAATACCTACTGAATTTTCTAAAAATATTTTAACTGTTGCATCTGCTTCAGCTATTTGTGCTTCGTATCTTGCGGCTAGTGCATCTAGTATTGCTCTTTTCATTAGCAATTCCACTTTCTAAGTGATTTAGATAATCTATCATCCCCAGTATTATTACTGGCTTTTTGTCTTTTACGCATTCCGGTCATCCTTGCGCAAAACGATTTACGCCTTTTAGCAGCTTTAGATCCTTTTTTTAATTTTGATGGTTTAGTTGTAACAGCAGTTTTTAATTTAGAACCGGGGTTAGCTTTTTTATAAGAGTCAACACCTTTTTGGTTTAAGCCTCCAGATTCTGACTTACCTTCTTTTCTTGTCCATGCTGGACTTCCACCTTTTTTAAAACCTGGAGCGTCAATCATTTTACCATAATATTTTTTAGAAGCAGAGTTACTTAAACTAACTGGACCTGAAGATCCTTGAGCTTCTTTTTTTATAAAGCTGCCCGTATATTTGGTATTAGGCATTCTCATAAATTATTTTTTATTAATTACTTTTTTTAATATCTTAGCTTGACCAGCATGTAATTTAGAAGCTTTTTTTAAACCTTTAATTACTTTTTTTACTTTACCTTTTTTAGATTTGTCCATTACGATTTCTTTGCTGTCTTTGCTGCTCTTTTAAAATTAGCTGCTGTTGGTGCACCTTTAGCTCCAACTTTTCTCATAGACTCACCACTGCCTGCAGCGATTCTTTTACGCTTGGCGTGAATGTTGGCATAAAGGCCACCACCTTTTTTATAACCCATTCGTTTTGCAACTTCTGGAGCTTTTGATTTTAGTGCTCTTAAACCTGCACCCTTTTTACCTTCTGGTATTTTTTTCTTCATGACATTACCTTTCCGCAATCAATGCATTCTATTATTGTTTTTGTTTCTCTTTTTTTATTCACACACTTACATCTTTTTCCAAATATTTTGTCAATTAATTTTTCCCAAAATTTTTTCATTATTTACCTTTAGATTTTTGTGATATTTCAAAAACAGTTTGATCTAATTTTGCTTTAGATCCTTTTACTTTATGTTTTGCAATAGCTAATTTGCTTGTAGCTTTTTCTAATTTTGTTTTTGGAACATTAGGTTTAACAGAATCAATAGTTTTAGAAACTTTTTTAGCTTTGCCTAACATACCTAAACCTCTTAATGCTATTCCAAAAATTCCAGCCATTATTTTCCTTTAGCACCTCTAGATTCATCTCTTCTAGATTTATAACTTTGTGATTTAGTAGATTCTTTTCCTCTTCTTGCTCCTAAAGATTCATCAAGTCTATCATTAGCACTTTGTTTTTTCATGCCACTTCCAGTTGAAAATCTAACATTTGATCTTACTCCGTTTTGTCTCATTTTTTTCCTCCGTGTTGTTTAAATATTTGTGTTCCCTTTATACCATAGATGCTCGCCACGACAAGGATCCAAAGATTTGTGAACCATTTTGGGAGCTCGAGAACATGTCAAAAAACAATTTTACCTTGTCCATAGCGGTTGGATCATCCGATACAACTGCCCAGGCCAGAATTGCTATGGGCAAACTTAAAATTATTAAAACTGCCTCGTCCTTCCAGTCTGATTGACGGGCTTCTAAAAGTTTTCCCTGGTAAGCTTCCTTACCTTCAGCCATACGTGATGCATGCATAAGCTGTGCATCTGACATAGCCATCTTCGTTCTCTGCTTGTTAGCATAAATTTTACTACCTGCAGAAACGGCTAATTTAATTGCCGAAAACCACATGAATTAGTACCACTTAGCCTTAACAGGTTTTTTATCAGCTCTCATTGCCTTTGTTCCTCTAACAGTTACTGTTTGAGTTTCCATAGGGTCTGTAGCTTCAATTGTGACACCGCCTGTTTTGTATCCGTCTTTACCAACGCCTACTTCTGTAACAGCTTTAGGGTCTTTTGCTTTTTTAATCATAGTTTTCTCCTTAATAATTTATTATACTTAATTTTTCTTAAAGTTTCTACCAAAATCGTTTCGTTTACTTTGGTCAGCCATTTGTTGTCTTTCTAAAGCAGCATCTGCAGACATTATTTGTTTAGTTATTGAAGTATCCGCTCTTAATTCTGCTAAATCTTCGTTTTGATCAAGTTTTTCGTCATGGTGAGTGTCTCCCATCATTACTTTCATAGTATCTAAACTAATTCTACCTTCATCATAAGCTTTTTTGGCTTCATCTGCCTTAGCTTTAATGTCAAGTTCTCTTGATTTTAGTTTAAGTAGTGGATCACTGCCCATTTCATTAATTATTTTGTCTTCTTCAGCCATATAATCTTTAACCATTTCAGAAATTAACACAGCTTTTCTTGAATTAATTTTATTTGTAAGAATAGTTGCTTGTTGAACCAGTTGTTGATTCTGTGGTTGCTGTTGTAACATTTGTTGCATCTGTTGTGCTTGTTGTAATTCTTCCTGAAACTCTAATTGTATTTGTTCTTGTGCCATTAGACTAATTCTTTCCAAAATATTTTTTTGTAAAGCTGCCATAACTGCTGGACTATTTTGTACCATGTTAGATTGCATAAAATTTAAGTGTGAATCAATGTGAGCTTTGTGATCTTGACCTGGAAAAGCTTGAAAAGGTTTCATACCCATTGCTGCAATTTCTTCAAGTGCAGGATCAATAGGTTGAGGTTGTTGCGGTGGAGGTAATATTGCATTAATATTTTTTACCCCAACCGCTTCATACATGGATCTGTACGCTTGGTACAAATCATGTATCTGAGGATTCGATTGTGCTAGTTGTAGCTCCATTTGAGCCATAGAAATTCTTTGTGTTTGAGAAAAAATGTTAGGATCGGCAACAGGAAGTATATCTACTCTATCATCAAAATCTGTTGCTTTAACTTGTCTAGTAGCACCAGGAACATCATAAGGATATTCTGCTGGTAGATAAGTTTTAAATACTTCTGCTAGTAATTTAAATTCTTGTTTTAATCCAACATACAATCTTTTGTGAATAGCTGACATAACACGTGATCCACGTTCCAATAATGCAACTGTTGTACCTACCGCTGCTTGTTGGTTCATATCACCAACTTGTGAATCAGCGATGCTCGCGAATCGTTGACCCGCATTAACTACAACTCCCATTAATTGTAATAAAGTTTGATCTGGTCCTTTAAAAGGTAATTGCATAAACTGATCACGTATATTTCCGCCNGGTGCATCTACATCTCTAAACTCACCAGGTTGTAATGGTTGTGCATCGTCTCTAATTCTTATACCTCTAGTTTTAAAACCAGCTGGTAAATTTGCTAAAGTTCCTGCATCAAGTAATTGTCTTAATGCTGCTGTTGCAGTTCTAGTTAAACCACCAATCATGTGGATTAAACCAAAACCATAAAAACCTGTACCTGGTAAAAATTTATATTGTACAAAGTATTTTATTTTTTTCATTAGTTGATCATCTTCAGCATAGTTTCTTCTAATAGATAAAATTTTGTTATTAGATTCTAAAATAGTTACAATGTAAGGAAGTTTAATTCCTGTTGCTTCACCATCAGGTCCCATGTTTTCAAAACCTTCTAAATCTAAATCAACATGCATTTCTAAAAGACTAAATTGATCTTCATTACCGTCTTTAGTAATTCCTTCTAGTTCTAATTCTTTTTCTTTAACTTGATTTTCTGTAACGGGTGGCTCACCAATTTCCATGTCTTTGTAAAAACCAGAAACTTGTTGTTTTCTAACTTCATTCTCAGACATTCTAATTACATGTACAATTGCTTCTGCATCTTCTAAAGAGTTTGCAGAATAAGGAACTATTAAATCATCTGCTTGTACAAATTTAGATACTGCTCTACCTAAAAGATCATCATAGTAAACTTTTTTAAAAGTAGAACCTGATAAAGGTAAATAGAAAAGCATTTGATCAAATTCTGGTTCATACTCAGTCATCTGATCCATAATTTGATAGTTCATAAAATCTTTTACTCTATGTGCTTGATCTTGTTTTTCATTTGACACATCACCTAAAATTTGTGCACGGACTGGTCCATCTGCTGGTAGTAATTCTTTATAAGCTTGCGCTTGAAATTGTGTAACAGCTTCTGCAAGAACTGGGTGATTAACACCGCTAGCACCTTTAAAAGGCTGAGTTCTTTTTTCATATTTAAATCCTAAAAGACTTAAACCTTCTCTGTAACTATCTTCCCACTCACCACGAGATCTTTTATATTCTGTGTATTGATCAAAAAGAGTTGTACCTAATTCATCTAGGTATTGTTCATCCATAACCTCAGCTAAATTAGAAAAATGATTTTCAGTTTCTAATCCTGACATTGCATTAGGATCAAAATTAATTTCTGCACCACCCTCTTCATCCATAGTAATTTCAGCAGTATCAGAAGTTTCTAACTCTTCATTAGGAACTGCAACTTCTTGTTCTACAAAAGCTTCGTCTTTAACTACTTCGTTGGATATTGTATCGTCTATTTCAGCCATATCTCTTTCCTGTTAATTATAACACACCTTCATATGTTGGATTTGCAAGTATACGCAATAATCCTTGATTTGGCAATGTCTTATTTCTTTG